CCCCAACGATGAAAAAGCACTCAACATCGCCCTGAACAAAATATCGGGCGACTGGGATATGCCCCGCCTGAAAGACCTGCTCGAAGCCCTCGACACCGGCGCATACGACATCGAACTGACCGGCTTTGACATGGCGGAGATTGAGGACATCATGACGCAATTCGCGCCGGAGGAAGAAGCGGACGATGACTTTGATGCCGAAGGAGAATACGAAGCGGTCGGAGAGACACCCTTCTCGGAACATGGGGACGTTTACATCCTCGGCGGGAGGCACCGTCTTGTATGCGGAGACGCCACCAGCCCGGAGGATTTCGACGCATTGATGGACGGACGCGCTGCGCAGCTGACCGTGACCGACCCGCCCTACAATGTCGACTACGAAGGAACGGCAGGAAAAATCATCAACGACAAGCAAACTGATACCGCGTTTCAAGCGTTCCTCCTCGCCGCGTTCAACAACATCCACTACTCGATGAAACCCGGCGCAGCCGTCTATATCTTCCACGCCGACAGCGAAGGGCTGAACTTCCGGCGCGCGTTTGAAGCCGCAGGATTTGAGACGCGACAATGCCTCATCTGGGTAAAGAACAGCCTCGTCCTTGGACGGCAGGACTACCAGTGGCGGCACGAACCCATCCTCTACGGCTGGAAAGGCGGCGACGCTCACTACTTCGTCGAGGATAGAACGCAGACCACGGTTATCGAGGATGAGCAGCCGAACTTTGACAAAATGAAGAAGCCGGAACTGCTCGCATATATAAAGCAGCACTTCAGGAAGCTGGAGCAGCACACAACGGTCATTCACGAGAACAAACCGAGCAAAAGCGGAGAACATCCGACCATGAAGCCGGTCTCCCTCGTGGGACGGCTCGTCAGCAACAGCAGCAAGGCGGGATGGATAGTCCTTGACCCGTTCGGAGGCTCCGGCAGCACTCTAATGTGTTGTGAACAGTTACAACGAACGTGCTACATGATGGAACTCGACCCCAAATTCTGTGATGTAATCGTAAGGCGATATGTGGCGTGGTGCTTAGACCACGAAAAGGAGCCGCAAGTCGCGCTCACGCGTGGAGGAGAGACCGTCCCCTGCCCGTTCGTCGAGACGGACGATTAAAAGGGAGGTGACACCATGCCGAGAGCGCGAGACCCAGCGCGAGACAAGGCGCGAGAAATATGGGAAGCCTCCGGCAGAAGTGCCAAACTCTGTGACATAGCCGAAGAACTCGGCGTCCCAGACGCGACCGTGAGGGCGTGGAAGTCAAAGGATAAATGGGAGGCTTCTTCAAAAAAAAACGTACGGAACGCTCCGAACGCTGAACGGAACGCTCCGAAACGGAAACGCGGCGGACAGCCCGGCAATAAGAACGGGAAAGGCGCGCTGCCCGGCAATATAAATGCGGTCACGCATGGCGCGTACATGAAGATATATGAAGACCTGCTCACCGACGAGGAAAAGGAACTGCTTGAACTCCTCGCGGAGCAGGAGGAGCGCGACCGGCTCAAGTCCTTATATGCCCAGCACCAGATAACAGAACGGCGGCTCATGGCGGAAATCAACGCCATCAGGAGCGGCGCGGACATGATAACCCACCGCACCGTCAGCCAGATAGAACCGACCGGCAAAAAGTCGGCAGACGGACGCGAAGTCACCAAGGTCGTGAAAATCAGCCAAGAGCAAGAGACACGAAAAGAGCAGATGCGGAACTTCACCGATGCCCTCACCCGCGTCAGAGCGGAGATGCGGCGCGTCGCCGATAGCCTCCGCCAGCTGACAGAGGTCGAGGCAAAGAAATTTGTCAACGAAAGCACACAGAGCCTCGTCGATGCGATGGCTGAAGCATTCGAGCAGCGAGGAGGTGACGACGCTGATGATTAACTCCAAGGCAATAAAGTATTACCACGACCACCCTGTCGAGTTTGTCGAGGACATCATCCGCGCGAAGCCGGAGCCGGAGCAGCGGGACATTATGCGAAGCGTCGCTATGAACCCCATGACGAGCGTCCGAAGCGGCCACGGCGTCGGAAAGAGTGCAGTGGCAAGCTGGCTGGTCATCTGGTTTCTTTGCACCCGCCCCTTTCCCAAAATCCCCTGCACCGCCCCCACCCAGCATCAGCTATTTGATATTTTGTGGGCGGAAATAAGCAAGTGGATACGGAACAGCCCTGTGCTGGACAAGACACTGACATGGACGCAGGAGAAGGTCTATCTCAAGGGACACCCAGAGGAATGGTTTGCAGTACCGCGAACAGCCACCAAGCCGGACGCCCTGCAAGGCTTTCATGCCGAACACGTCCTCTACATCATAGACGAGGCCAGCGGCGTCGATGACAAGATATTCGAACCCGTCCTCGGCGCGCTCACGACACCGGGCGCGAAGCTGCTCATGTGCGGGAACCCGACGAGGCTGACCGGCTTCTTCCATGCCAGCCACACACGGAACCGAGCGTCATATCAGACGTTCCACATAGACGGGCGCGACAGCAGCCGCGTCTCTCAACAATTCATCGACACCATAATCGAGATGTACGGAGAAGACAGCGACGTCTTCCGCGTTCGCGTCTCTGGGGACTTTCCCAAGGCTCTGCCCGACAGCTTCATCCCGATGGAATGGGCGGAACGCCAAAGCGAAGCGGAGAAGCCGGACGCAGAGAAGCCGCGCCGGATAGACATAGGCGTGGACGTCGCCCGCTTTGGAGACGACAGCAGCGTCATAGCCCCTGTGCGCGACAAGACCGCACAGGACACCCCGGACATCTACCACCACAACGACACAATGGAGATTGCCGGATACACCATCGCCGCCATTCGGAAATACGCCGCCATAGAGACCGTCCGCGAGATACATATCAAGGTGGACTGCGATGGCCTCGGAGCCGGAGTATTCGACCGCGTGAATGAGCAGCGGGAGGAAATCCAGCAAGGCATCATAGACAAGCGGAGAGAAGCTGCGGAGCAGAACGACACCGAACCCGTGCCGTTCGCCTTGGAGGTTTACGAGTGCCACTTCGGAGGCGAGGGCGGCACCTTAAGCGATGGCGACCCCGTGGAGTTTGCCAACAGCACCGGCATCATGTGGGGAACAATCCGCGAAGCCCTCCGCAAAGGAACTCTGTACCTCTGGTACGACGACCGGCAAATCGCCCAGCTATCAAACCGCAAATACAGCATCAACAGCACAGGTCGCATCGAACTGGAGAAAAAAGAGGCAATGAAGAAGCGCGGCATATCCTCCCCGGACATCGCCGACGCCCTCGCCCTCGCCCTTTACGAACCGATGAGGAGCGACTGGGCAATCGATTAAAAGGAGGATACAAAATGCTAAGAGAAAGTGAGGTGAGCCGCCATGCCAATCTTTAGAAGACGGCAGAGCGTAGGCGACCAATTCAACCGCCGCGAAAATGAAATGATACCGCGCTGGTCACGACCCCCGGAGAGGAACACTGCTGAATGGATTAAGACCTTCAGCACAAGCCCTCGCCTCGCGGTCGTGGACAGAATCGCCTCAGACCTTAGCTTCGCGCCCGGCAAGCTGTACGCCATCGCAAGCGACGGAGACGAGCAGGAGATTGTATCCCATCCGTTCCTCGACTTCTGGGACAACCTGAACCCCCTGCACGAATACTCAAGCGCGGCATTATGGCAGCTGCACGAAATATACCTCCTCCTTAAAGGCGAGGGATACTTTGTTGTTGAGCGCGATGCAGCCGGCCGCCCTGCGGAACTGTGGCCGGTGCCCACGCACTGGGTGTACGAGACCCCATACCTCAACCACCCATACTACCGCATCAGGACATCCAGCGGCGGCATCCTCGACGTATCCGTAGAGGATATGTTTGTCATGAAAAGCCTGAACCCTTATGACCCGTTCATGCGCGGGCTGGGAGCGGCAGAGAGCGTGTCAGACGAGGTCGAAACCGACGAGTACGCCTCGAAGTTTCAAAAGAGATTTTTCTTTAATGACGCCACCCCGAACCTCATCGTGGCGATGCCCAAAAGCACGGACGAGCAGCGGAAACGCTTCCGAATGGAATGGCTCGAACGCTTTCAGGGAGTATTTAAATCCCATGGACTGGCGACCGTCAACGGCGAGGTGAGCGTCCAGCGCGTCGGCGAAACGATGAAGGACATGGACATGGTCGCGGGACGCATCTATCTCCGAGACGCAGTGCTGGAGCATTTCGGCGTCCCCCGCGAGATAATGGGCATCACAGAGAACAGCAACCGCTCAACAGCGGAAGCCTCTCAATTCATCTACGCCCAGAACGTCTTGATGCCACGGCTCCGACGCCGGGAAGAAGCGGTCAACAAGCAGCTGCTCCCCGCGTTCGGCGAAAACCTCATCTGGCGATACGACGACATCGTGCCGCGAAATCAAGAGTTCGACAAGCAGAAAGCCCTCGAAGGATGGAACGCTGGTCTTCTCACCAAAGACGAGGCGCGTGAGCTCATGGATATGCCCTCGGCGGCGGTCGGCGGCGACGTTTACAAGACCACGTTCAGCGACATCTTCATCCGGGAGACAGAAGACCCGGTCGAGGTCAGCAATTCGCTTGCGAGTATGCAATACGACGACGCGACCGTCATGCAGGACAACGACGTCGAAATCGTAGACGGAGGCGAGACGGAGGACGACCCGGACGTTGTAGAGATAACAGACTGGCTTGGGCAGAAGGCCATGGAGAAAAAGGCCATCAGGTTATCCGACGCACAGCGGGCCGAAGACGCCGCCGCCAGAGAAAGCAGCGCCGCCTTCGAGATTGCAACGATGAAGTTCTTCCGAGAGCAGGCGAAGCGCATAAATGGTGCGCTGGGAGGCGCCCAGAAGGCCGCAGACGCCAAGGCATGGGAGAACATCAAGCGGTTCATCGAGAGCAGCGGGCAGGCCGATATGGAGGAGTGGGCGGCCCTTGCGGAAGACCAGAAGCAGGCCCTCGTCGACGAGTTCGTCGGCGGGCTTATCGACTGGCCGGCGGAAAACCTTATCCTCAACAAAATCTATGAGCCCCTGTGGAGAAAGACCTACGACGCCGGCGCGAAGTCAATTCAAAGCCTTTACGGCTTCCGAAATGTGCAACGGCCCGAGCTCGTGAGCACGGCCAAACTTCTCGGCGGCCGGCGCGTTGTCGGCATCCAGCAAACCACCAAGGACGCCATCGCCAAAATTGTCGCCGGCGGCATTGAGCACGGCGACAGCACCCAGACGATGACGGATGCCATCATGCAGGAAATGGGCACGACCCAAAGCAGGGCCAAGCTCATAGCCGAGCAGGAGACGATGACGAGCCTCACGACCGGCCAACACGACATGGCCCGGACGGCGGGCGCCACCACCAAGACATGGCACCACCGGCCGCAGAAGAACCCGCGCCCGGAGCACATGCAGATGGACGGCGAGACCGTCGCCATTGATGCGAAGTTCAGCAACGGCCTGCGCTGGCCCAGAGACCCGGACGGCCCGGCCGGAGAGGTAATCAAGTGCCGGTGCTATTTGACATACGGCGGACTATAAGGAGGTTAGAGAAATGCCATTCACGACCGAACAGGCCGCAGCGGCGGCCAAGAAAATCGGTGTCAGCTTCGAGAAGGAAAAGTTCACGGCAGCAGACCTCGCCGCCGGCATGGACGCCGAACTCGAGAGGCACGGCACAAAAAGCGATGACCCGGTAATACCGGCGCGGCTCGCGGTTGACAACCTGCGTGTTTCGCCGATTTATTACTCTCCCAAATGCGGGAAAGCCGCGTGGGAGAAGTCCCTCACGAAGGGGGCAAAAAGACAGGGCGTGAAAACCGAGTACAAGACGCTCAAATTCGAGTTAGAGAAGTACGACGAGGAGACGGGCGTCTTCTCCGGCTATGGGGCCGTTTTCGGCAACGTGGATGCCGGCGGAGACGTTATCGAGCCCGGGGCCTTCACGAAGACAATCGCCGAAGGCTGGGAGCGCGTAAAAATCCTTGTGCTGCACAATGATTGCTGGCTCCCCGTTGGAAAGCCCCTCGAATTAAGAGAAGACAGCCACGGCCTTTATATCAAAGGCAAAGTAAGCGACACGGCGATGGGGCGCGACGTCAAAGTGTTGCTGGCCGACGGCGTTCTCAATGAGCTATCAATCGGGTATGACCCCATTGTGTTCGACTACGACAGCGAAAGCGGCGTCCGGCACCTCCGCGAGCTCAAATTGTGGGAGGTGTCCATCGTGACATGGGCCATGAACCCCGAGGCGACCATCACAGGCTACAAAGCCTTGGAGGCAGCCGAACGGGCGCGGCAGATGGCGCTCGACGCAGCGACGGAAACCAAGGAGGGACGCAAAATCAGTGCCGCCCGGCTGAAATCCCTCAAAGAGGCCAGCGCCTCCATGAAAAGTGCATCAAAGGCGCTCGACGCCCTTATTGCAGACTTGGAGAGCGCAAAGAGCATCCCCCCGCGCCGGAAGTTATCCAAAAAGTACCAGACCAAACCGACCATTGAAATCACATTTTGAAGGAGGAACCAGTAATGGCTATTAAAAACAGTGCAGCGGCGAAGTCCACGAAGATGGGGGCCGACGAGCTGTCCGAAATGATTAAGGCGGCCGTGAAGGAAGCCATGGAGAGCGAAGGCAAGCAGATGGACGACGAGAAGGGCACCGACGAGGTGACCGAAGTCAGCGTCATGGACATCATCGAGGAGGCCGTACAGGCCGCCGCAGAGAAGCGCAAGAGCCGCAAGGAAGCTGGCGAGGACGTCGGCGAAGTGACCGCAGAGGACATTCTCGCGGAGGCGGCCGCCATCATCGACGGCCTCGTGGAGGCCGACGAGGAGGCCAAGGCCGACGACGAGGAAGACGAAACCAAGGCCGGCGAAAGCGAGGAGGACGACAAGAAGAAGTCCTCCGATCTCGCCCGCCAGACCAAGGCCAAGAAGACCCTGCCGCGCAAGGCCCCCGCGCCCGCCCAGCGGAAGTATTCCGACATTTACATCGCCCGCAGCGGCGCCCCCACCCAGAAAGAGGAGAAGAAAATGCCTCCCGAAATTCAGCTTGCTCGCGCTGTGAAGTGCCTCGACGTTTTCGGGCGGCACGACCCCGAAGCCGCCGCATTCTATGCGAAGAAGCACTACGGCGACGAGGCAATGGAAAGGGAATTCAAAGCCCTGTCCGCAACCGTCCCCTCCACGGGCGGCTACCTCATCCCCGAAATTTACCTCGACGAAATCATCGAGATGCTCTACGCGAAGACCGTCGTCTTTGAACTCGGTGCGAGAAAAGTGCCGATGGCAAACGGCAACCTGAACATCCCGAAGATGACCAGCGGCGCGAGAGCGACATGGGGCGGCGAGCAGCGCAAAATCACTAAGACCCAGCCTGCGTTTGGCAACGTGAAGCTATCCGCGAAGCGTCTGGAGGCTATCGTTCCCCAGACCCGCGAACTCATCATGTCGACCAACTACAGCGCAGATGCCATCTTTGCCAGCGACCTGACCCGTCGCATGGAACTCGGTCTCGACTGGGGCGCACTGTTCGGCAAGGGCGGAGAATTCCAGCCCCTCGGCGTTCAGGCAACCCCCGGCATTCTCAACATCGACGCAACGACCCTTAACAACCCTGACCTCGTGGACGCGAGCGGAAAAATCACTTCCGACTTCCCTGTTTATGTGCGTAGCACCGTGCTGGCAAAGAACGTCGACGACCTCGGTCTCGGCTGGACTTTCAACAGCATGATGGAGGGCTACCTCATGAACTTGAAGACCACCACTGGCGCGTACATCTACCGCGAGGAGATGAACAGCGGCAAGCTGCTGGGCTTCCCCTACAAGGTCAGCAACCAAATCCCGACCGACAGCGGCAACAAGACCGCTATGTTCTTCGGAAACTGGGCAGACCTGCTCATCGGCGAGCAACTCGGTCTCGAAACCTACACGACCCTCGACGGCTCGTGGACGGACGAGGACGGCGTACAGCATAACGCCTTTGAGGAGAACCTGACCGCCACCCGCGCCCTGATGTACGTCGATATCGCCGCACGTCACGCGGAGAGCTTCGCTTACATCAAGAACTGCGTCATCGCCTAAGAGCGGCGCAGATTATCGAACAAGGAGGAAAACGCAATGAAACGCGAACTCATGGAAAATGTAAAAGTCGCGCCGTACACCAGCGGCCCCTTCATGATTGACCGCCAGAACTTTCTCTCCGCGATTGTCGCGGCGGAAATAACGGCGGCGGGCAAGCTGACACTGACCGTCACCCACAGCGATACCGAGGGCGGCCCCTTCACGGCGGTCGCCGACACCCACATCGCACCCAGCGAGGGGAAAACCACGGACGGCGTGGTAGAACTGACCGTCGCGGCGGGCGACAAGGTGAACCTCGACCTCGACCTCGTCGGGTGCAAGAAGTACATCAAAGTCACTGCCAGCGGCGCGGCAGCGTCCGGGGCAACTTTCGCATACGCACTGGGCGACGCGCAGTACGCGCCCGTTTAAGAGGAGGACGAGAGCATGGCAAGGATTTATAAAAGCCCTGCTCCGTCAGCAAATAAGGCAGCACACCCCGTCGTGGAGACCAAGGTCGACGCATCCGCGCCAGCCACGGAACCCACGGCGGAGGCTCCTGCCGCACCAGCTGACAAAGGCAGAGGCAGACCCAAAAAGGACGAGGAAAAATAACAACTCCAGAGGAGGTGACTAACCATGAGCAATACTATGCCCGCCATACCGCTGGCTCCAAACGCGCTAACGACGCTTGAGGCAATGAAGACGATGCTCGGCATTGCGCCGGATGACACCGACCCCCAGCGCGACGCGATAATCGTTAATCTCATCAACAGCGTGTCCGCGTGGGTGGAGCGCATGACAGGGCGGCACCTCGGCAAGAAGACCTACATCCAGCAATACGTCGCCTCCGGCACACAAGAACTCGTCCTGCTTCAATGGCCGATACTCGCGGTCGAGTACGTCAAGGATACCAGCGACGGAGACATCATCCCCGCCAGCGAGTACGACTTCAACGTGAGCGGTGAAATCGGAGTGCTCTACAAGGACAATGGCTGGGCGTACCGCGGGTACGTCGGCGGTCTTGCCTACGACTACGTCGCGCCGATGCGATACCTCGAAGTGCAATACACGGCCGGCTACACACTGCCCAAAGACGCGACTACCGAAGACCCATCCACCCTCCCGGCAGACCTGCAGGGCGTTGTGTGGGCGGCTGTGCAGCAGGAGTACGCCACCATGACCAACGGGGCCCAAGGGCTATCCGCCTTCTCTATCGCGGACGTTTCGTGGACATTCGACAAGAACGTGCGCGAGGACTGGCTCACCACCATCGGATATTACACGCGGTTATAGGAGGTGGCCGCATGGCAGTATTGAACGACACCCTGCGCCCGGAGCTGGCGCGAATAAAGCAAGAACTTCAAACCTTGGAAAGGCTGCGCATCCGCGTGGGCATCCAAGGCGACGCGGACAGCGACATCCTAATGATTGCAGGGGTGCACGAGTATGGCGCCACCATCCGCGCAAAGAAAGCGAAGAACCTAACCATTCCCATCGAGAAGGAGGCCCAAGGGAAAAGTCCACGAGACTTCCCGGGCCTTTTTTTCATCGAGGCAGAGAGCGGCTACGTTTTCGGGTGCGTCCTCAAAGGCGGGCGGAAAAACAAGGACAACATGAACAACCTAAAGTTTTTGTTCCTCCTCCTGCCGTCTGTGACTATCCCCGAGCGCAGCTTCATCCGGGCGAGTTACGACACCGGCCGGGCCTCGCTGCAAGAGATTATCGAAAAAGCCATATCGTGCATCTACAAAGAGGGGTGGACTGCCCGGCAGGCGGCCGACAACATCGGAATGCAGGCGTTGCAAATGACACAGGAATACTTCAACACGAAGCTGCAACCACCCAAGAGCAGCCTCACGCAGAAGTTATCCACACAGTACCAAACGCTTTACGACAGCGGCCGGCTTTACCATTCCATCACTTATGTCGTGGAGGAGGCATAGCAAAATGCAGAAATTCGCAAAACCGCAAATCCCCGCTGGGCTTCTTCATGACATGACCGTTATCTCCCCCAGCGGCTCATACAGCGGGCCCGGGGGCCAGTGGAAGCCAAGCGAGACGCCGGATACGGCGACGTTCAAGGGCATCGTTATGCCGTTGACAAACGAAGACCTACAACACGCCCCGGCCGGCACCTACACCCGGAACAGCCAAAAGCTATACACCAATGGCCGCAGGCTCACGCCCGGGCAGCAGTTCACCGACCCGTTTGACGACACGACCTACACCGTCATGCAGGAGCTCACCCACGGCCCGGTTCACCCAATGAAGCGATACGTCGTGGAGGCGAAGGGGGTGGCATCGTCAAAATGACCGTTTTAGAAATCAGAAACCACGTTGTCGATGCGCTAAAAGCGTATCTGGGCATTGATGTCATTTTGAGCGACCAAGCGGCGCCCGAAGCCCCTGTGCCGTTCTGCATCTACACGGTGACGGCGCCCTACGCCCCCACCGGGGAGCTCGGCGACCATTCCCAAGAGGAGGTGACCGACGAAAACGGCGACACGAACATCGTAGACATCCGACGAGAACAGCCGAGTATGACGCTGTCGTTCACCTTTTGCAGCGAGAACCGCTGGAAGGAGGGCCCCGGGGGCGCAAAGACCTACATTTTCGGCGAAGACGAAGCCCAAGAATACGCCGAGCGGGCGCAGGGCTGGTTCCTTCACGTCGCATACGACAGCCTATCGAATATGGGCATCGTCGTGGCCGACGTGATGAACGCCGGAGGAAGAACCACGCTCATTATCGACGAGGCGGCCAGACGCTACGGGTTCGACGTGCGCATCCGCTACACCAGAGCCGACAAACGAACCGACCACACCGTCGAGCGAGTGACAATCTAAAAAAAGGAGAGTGAAACCATGCCTAAAGACGTTATTGTAGTCGTTGATATCGACGCGAAGCCCAAGGCGTCGGAAGCCCTCGACATCCTGCTGGTAAGCACCGCTGGCGTCAAAGCCATCGAGACCTACCGCAGCCTTGACGAGGTTCTGGCGGCGTTCCCCGCCGCCGGAGGCACAAACCAGCGCATTTACAACAAATGCGCCGCCCTGTTCAATCAGGGGAAGACGACCCTCGCCGATACGCTTATCCGCAAGGTTAAGATTGCAGGAGTAGCAGCACCTACGGGCGAAACCGGCGCGGCCAAAGCCGAAGACCTTGTCACTAAAATCGAAGCCCTCCGCGAGGTGGACGACGACTGGTACATCTTCCTGACAGACCTTGATGACGACGACACCGTCAAGGCCCTTTGCCAATACGCAGAGGACAGCGAACCCACCGAGGCAGAGCTGGGCGCCGGCATCGAAGACCACCGCAAGTTCTACATCGGGCAGACATCCAACAGGGCGCTGGCCGTCACAAACCGCCGCTGCGCCCTCATTTATGCGGACGCCAACAACCTCGATGAGGAGGCGGACGCCGCCTATCTGGGCAACGTGGGGCCCTTCTACCCCCGCAGCGTGACATGGAAATTCAAGGTTCCGCAGGGCATCACCATGCCCGACATTACAGCCGCGCAGCGCGAGGCGCTCGAAGAAGCCAACGTCAACTTCCTCACCGAGGAATACAAAATGCGGTATGTCAAGAACGGCGTTTGCTGCGACGGCGAGTTCATCGACGTCCAGATGGGCGCCGACTATATCGCGCAGTTCATGAGGGAGGAGCTCTATTCCATCTTCCTCACGAACGCCAAGGTTCCGTACACCGACGCAGGGTTCGCACAGGTGGCGGCCGGCGTTTTCGCCACGCTCAACAGGGCGACCGACCTCGGCATTATCGCCAGAGACCCCGAAAGCGGCGCCGGCGTCTTCTCGGTGGATGTTCCCAAGAGGGCCAATGCCTCCGACGAGGAAGCCCGGGCCCGCAAAATGCCCGACATCAAATGGGAGGCCCTGCTGGAAGGGGCAGTCCACAGCGCCAAGGTCACGGGGACGCTTCGTGCGACCCTTAGTGCGTAAGAAGAAAGGAGGCTATAAATCATGGCAGATGTTCAGACCTACGACCCCAAGAAGGTCACCGTCAACGTCAACGGCCGCGTTATTACCGGCTTTGCCTCTGACGGCATCATTACGCTCACCCACAACGAGGACATCGTAACCCCCGCCGTGGGGGCACAGGGCGACGTGGCATACGCGGAGAACGCCAACAACAGCGGGAACGCGGCGCTGCCGCTTATGTCCACATCTTCCTCCCTCGCCTACCTGCGCGAGCTCTGCGCCAAGCGCAAGCCCATCCGCTTCTCGGTTTCCGACGCCAACGACGTCGACGCCATTCAGGTGAACGAGGAGAACTGCCGCATCCTTAAAATGCCGGACGTTCCCCGGCAGAAGGAGCAGACCACCGTCACCGTAAACCTTTACATCCCGTCCCTGAACTATCGTTAAGGGGCGGGGATGTAAATGGCGAAGCAGCAACACAAAAACTGGCCCCAGCGGCCAAAATCATTATCCGAAAGGGGTTATAGAAAGTATATGGCCAGACAAAAGAAAGTAACTGCCAACGGGCAGGAATTCACCCTGCAGAGCGTGTCGCCCTCGTGGTATTACGAGCAGAACGACACCTGCGGGAACACCGGCGGAGGCAAGCGCCAGAGCGCCAAGTACATGGACATCATGTTCAGAAACTGCGTCATTTCCCCCGCCGAAGTCAAAGCCGACGGCATGGCCTACTTCGACGAGAACGACGACCTGAAAACCCCCGAACTGCTCTTGAAGGAAATCGAAACCTTTCTTAGAGAGTGAAGGGAGCATAGCGACAGCGCAGAAGCGGGCCCGGCGGAATAAAGAGTTCTGGTGCATGGTGTTCGGAGGCAACGGCCTCTCCTACGCCGAGCTAAAGGGCATGGACATGGCAGAATACCGGGAAGCCGTGGAAGCGCGTATATTTTGGCAAGAAGAATGGAGACCCAAAAAAGCCGGCAAATAGGCGCCCCAACGCGGGGCGCCTATTTTGTCGTATGTGAGGAGGTGAGATATTGGCAGACAGCAGAGAATTGACCTATGGGTTAGGGTTCGAGGCCGAGGACGCCGTCGGAGATATAGACCGGCTCCAAAAGGGCCTTGACAACGTCGAGGAGGCCGCAGGACAGGCCGAAGTGGGCGCCCAGAAGTTGAGCCAAGCCATGGACGACATGGGCGCACAGGGCGCCGCAGCGGCCCGTGAGGCCGGCAGCGCAGCCATCAACATGGGCGAACGCTTCGAAGACGCCGGCGACGACATCGGGAAAAAGTTTCGAGATATGGGCGCCAAGGCCGACAGCTTTGGGGATGCGTTCAGGCAGACCATGGCGGCCGGCATAAAAGACGGTCAGTCCCTCGCCAAGAGCTTCCAAACGGGCGTCTCCGGGGCCCTATCGTTTACACAAAACAGGTTTAAGGGGTTCCGCAATAATCTAACCGTGGGCGCCAAGGCCATCGGCACGGCGTTCACTCACCCAATCCAAACCATCAAAACAGGGCTCGTGAAGGCGTTCGCCGGGGCAGGAAAAGCAGCGGACGACGCCGGCGACGATATGGACGACGCCGCCGACAAGGCCAAGGACTTCGGCCGCGAGGGCTCCGAGGCCGGCCGAAAGGTCAAAGACGCTATCGGCGGGGCCTTGAAAGCCTTCCTTGGCGTTGCCGCCATCGTGGCGGCAACAAAGGCGATAAAAGAATTTGCACAGGCGGCCATAGAAGCGGCCGCCGCCACCGAGAACACGGCCGCAAAGTTCGACCGCCTGTTTGCCGGCACCAACGCCGCGCAATGGGCAGAGAGCTATGCTGACGCCGTACACCGCAGCACCGACGAAGTCAAGGGCTTCATGGTGGGCAACCAAGCTATGTATAACGCCCTCGGCATCACCGGCGACGCGGCGGGCGACCTATCCAAAATCACCACGTCCCTCGCCTACGACTTCGGCAACGCCTTCAAAATGGAGGACGCCGAGGCCCTGTCCGTTTTGCAGGAAGGCATCAAGGGGAATAAGGAGGCCCTCGCGCAGTACGGGTTCAACCTCGACGACGCGACCATAAAAGCGGAAGCCTTGAAGGTGGGCCTTTCGGGCAACATCGACGAAATGGACGACGCGACGCTGGCACAACTCCGGCTGAACGCCATCCTCGACCAGAGCGCCGACATCCAGCAGGCAGCCATCAACCAGACGGACGGCCTTGTGAACAGCACCAAGAGCCTAAAGGGCATCTGGGGCGAATTCATGGCCGACGCCGGCGCAAAATTCACGCCCGTAATCGAGCAATTCATCGGCGTCATACTGGAAGCGTG